TTGCTTCACCACCAACATCTTTACCGATATTTGTTTCAGGAATACTTTGCTTTCTTGGAACTCTTGTTTGTCTTGTTGATTTTAGCTCTCTTGTTGGAGATTTATAAACTGGAATGTTTCCTCTGGTTGGTCCTATTGTTCCACCAGTTGCAGCACCTTTTATTGGCTTCTGTTGTGTTTTTGATGTTGCAGTTTTAGGTGTATCTTGACCAGCAATTTTATAAACAACATCAGTAACATCACTAAGAGTATTAGTTAATGCTTGCTGAAAAGAGTTAAATTCTTGTTTAATTGGAATCTTTTTAATTGCCTCATGCTTACCCTTTAATTGATCATGAACCTTATAACCAGTCTCAATAAATCCACCAATTGCACCCATGAAAAGTCTGGCGATAAGTGCGAGAAAATCACCAGCAGGTTTCAATGCTCCAAGAATTCCAGTTAATCTTGGAAGAAATGGTATGATCTTAGTAAAAACAAAACCTAAAAGACTATTAACAAAAAAGTTTGTTAATCCATCAAAAATTCCGGTCTTAACAGCAGCTTTATTTCTTACCTTCTCAAAGAGCGTCTGTTTTCTTCTTTTTTTCTTATCTTTATCGTCTGATAATTTTTTACTTTTCTTCTTTTGTTTATCATCATTCTTTTGATTAAGAAGTTGTGCCCCGATACTATTTTTTAATACCTTCTCCATCGTTAAGACTTTTTTACGAATCTTAAGAACAAGTGCCTTATCAGTTAATGAACGATTTTTTGATTGTGGATCCATTAACCAATACCGTAAATTTCAGCGAGCATCTGACGAACACCAGTTCCCATCGGTGCAATAACACCAAAACTCGGAACACTTGTCACAGGAGAATTTGTTTTATCATCCATCATGTTATGTGCCATCGGTGGAAGTGTTATAAATCCACCCATATTACCCATTCTTGGTGATGGTGGAAGAATACTATCATCTTTTGGAATCGGTAACATTCTAGCTGCATTTGAATTCTCGTCGGTTTTTGCAACAAGATTATCAAAGAAGTTTAATCCGACTCGTTGAACAGTAAGTCTAGGAATAACATACTCACCTGCTTTCAAAAGTGCTAAATGTTTATCATCTGGATTACTTCCAGCAGTCGGATGACTCGCTCTTATCAGACCACCCTTTTTCAACCCCATAAGGCGTCTAGGATCCCACCAAGACCGTTGCGGGGGTTGGGGTTTCGGCATCGGTTTTGGTTTGGTTGATGCCCGGCTTGGTTTGGGGGATTCCGCAGCCGAAACCGCTCTAGGCTGTCCTGTGAGCATTCTCAGTATATCGGGAAACTGAGATTTTGTTTTTTGTTTTGGTGGATTTAACCAACCACTTTTCATCAATTGATTACCGACAGCTAATCTATTTTCAATATGAGGGGTGCCGGCTTTTTCATAATCATTCAAAAAGATTTTGGTTGCTTCTCCTATATTTTTAGCCTTATTGATTTTATCTTTTACTAAACTATATTCAGGATGATTGTTTAGTTCATGTAGAATAAAATCAACTTGAGTATTCAAATCATTCCATGGTTTTCCTCTACTTTTAGCAAAAGATGTAAGATTCATTGGATCAGTATCAAATCTTCCGCCCTTTTCCCATTGAACTAATCCTCTACCAGGACCACCTCTATGTTGATGAGTATTTGGATCATAAGTGTAAGCACTTTCAACACCGATATTAGAAACAACACCAGCGGCGGCTGTTGGTGTTAGACCACCTTTAATAAGTCTGTCAAGAATAGATCTAGCTTGTGGTTTTATGAGATCTAATTTACCTCCAACAATTCCACCTGTACTCATTGTGGTCAACTTGGATCCGATTGTTCTTGGTCTATTAGCATTAGCTCCAATATTGAACATAAGAGGATCAATTCCGGTTGAAGAGATCATTCGTTCTCTCGCACCTTTTTGAAGAATCGCTTCTCCTTTTTGTAAGACAACAGAACCACCATCTTGAATTGGAACTAATTGAGTATCAACACCAGCACCCTTTACTGTTATTCCGGTGCTAGGTGTTACGATTCCACCAGTAGATGCACCTTTTAGGAAACCTCTTTCAGTTCTTCCACCAATTCCAGGTGTTTTATACTTTTCGTTAATAATATCAATGCCAGGAACATCAATTGCCTTTCCGGCTTGAACTTTGGCAGCTCTCTCTGTCTGAAGCTTTGCTGCTTTTCGTTGTCCTGTTACTTCATTGGCCGCAACTGCCAATCCCGTTATTCCAGCTATAGCTAAAACCGTAGGATTAAATAATAAATTTCTTATTGGAGCTTTTATTAATACTTTACGGAAAAAGTTGAGTGTCTTCAATGTACCCCTAATAAATCCATACAGTGGAGTAAAGAATATTGTTGCCGCACCAGCAATCCAAACCCAAAAGTCTTTAAAAAATCTACTAATAGATTTTATTTTTCCTGCATTACTTGGATCACTTGCCCATTTTATAAATTCAGTAAAAACTCTTCCTAGAAAAGTAAGATATATGAATTTCCATATTCTCTCAAGAAGATTCTTAACAGGAGCCATGGCTTTTTTCATTACCTGTTTTCTGAATCTTTTAGATTTTTTTAACAGAGATTCTCTTTTTTTACGATTCTCATTCTCATCTTCTTGGGTCTTTTTCTTACCTATTTTTAGAAGAAACTTATTCTGTGCATCAAGAATCTTAATAATATTTGTGAGTGAATCATTAATATCAACAAAAACTTGTGTTGGTCCTTGAGAAGATGTGGATCTTGTTAATCTTGCGGTTTTTATTCTTGGTTGCGATGATGCTGGAGCCGCTTGTTGATCGGGTAATGTTTTTGTCTCAACAATTTGAATTTTTGCTGTGGATAATACTCCTCTACCGGATGCTGATCTTACTGTGATAGCAAAAGTCTTACTACCAATTCTATCTGCAACAAAAGTTCTAGATCCACTCAGTTCAACGTCTGGAATCTTTGGATAAAATCCAACAGATCTAGAAACAGCTATTGCATTTTCAGACTTCCAGCTTACGGTATAACTTTCACCTTTTTCTACTTCACTCTTATCAATAGTGATTTTTAGAACAGGTGGTTTGTTTATCGGCTTTGTTTTCTGTCGTCTTAAACGAGTTGTATTGGATCTTAATTGTTGATTGGTTGCGGAAGTATTATTTTGTAGCCGATCTTTATCATCTTTATCCGATTCTTGTAATAAGCTAATCTCACCTAAAATCTTAAGCGTGAGAGCACTTCGTCTATTTTTGCTTACGTCGTCATCAAACTTTTTTCTTTGATTGTCTGTTAGAAAATCACCGTTTGACTTTTCGTGATTTTTACACCATAAGATCGCATAATAATATAGAGAATCCTTAACACCAATTCCAAGATCTTCTACAAAATCTTGCGCTTTCGCTAACTGAACTGCTGTTAATTTAAGATCCTCTATTTTAGGGCGGCGTACTCTTGTTGCCGGCATTATGGCTTATGGATACTACAGAATATTTAGACCCTATTTTGACTTTGTTGTTGTTGTTGCTGTTTGACTTTTTCTTCCTCTAGATGCATTTTTAACATTTCAACATATGCATCAAATTCCCATGGTAGTATATTATCTAGCCATTCGGGATTCCATTTATGATATTGAACTAATGCAAACATTCGCCGATAATACACCTCAAGATTGGTGTGCGACATTCCTAGATAAAAAAATCAACTAACCCATTCAGTGTAATTTCTGCTTCTTCTGGAACTTCTTTTTTGGTTTTTGGATCAATAACAGTACGAGTTGGATGTTGAATCTTAATTGTATGTTTTAGTTGCGGCATGGTATTAAGAAACTCCTCAACTTTTTCAAACTGTTTTGTGAGAAGATCATCTAGAAAGGAAATAACTTCTTCTCTTCCGACATCTTCCGCTAACCATACATCTTCACCTTTACAGATCTTATCAACACAAGAAGCAATAAGATCATAACCTTTCTTCATTTTATCTTCGGTATCCGCATCTTCTGGCATCTCAAATTGCTCTTTAATGAAGAAGTCAAAGGTTGGATACTTCATAATCATCGTCATATCATCATCAAGTTTAATAATATTGGTGTGACCTTTAGTTTCCTGTATTTTAATCTCATCAATATTGACCTTAACAGGAACATAGAGATCTTCTTCACCAGGATAAAGAACCTGAAGTTCAATAACCTCCCCAGATGCCTTTGCCCGAATATTAAGAAAAAGATATTCAATGTCAAAAGTTGCAAGTCTTTCTACATCAACATCTTTAGCTTGAATGCAATTTTCAAGAATCATCTTAATCGCAGTAGTAATCTCGGAGATGTTTTCGCTCTCCATTGCGATTGCAAGAACTTTTTCTTCTACAGCTCTATAAGGCCGAAACTTTACTTTCTTTTTGAGAGACGGAATAACAATCTCATAGGTAGGATAAACTGGACGAGGTAGAACAGACATGAATCAAAAATAATATGTTTTGCTTTTATTTATGTGGTTGGTGTGAGAGGATTTTGTGGAGCCGGATTATTTGGAATCGGTAATCCCGAAAGAGGTAGTGTATTGATAACATAGCGAGTATAGGCAAAAGACACTGTACATTGCAATAATTGAGTTGAATCGTAAGAAACTGGAATGCTGTTTATCGCAATCGGAAAGGCTTGTAAAAACTTATATTGTAAGTAATTTCCTCTATAATCTTTTTCAAACTTGTTTAAGATAATATATGGTGCCTGATAAGAAGAAGGGAAATTTACTCTATAAAAATAATTCGGATCCTCAAGACCTAAAGATTTTTGTTCATCTGCAATATATTCCATCCATAATTCAAAGAACAATAAAACTCTATAATTCGGACTATTCTGTGCATTATCAACGGAGTTATCCACCTGAAAAGTAAAGTCGCTTCTATCGTCATATTGTCTACGATAGGCATGTCTTTCTGTTACACCAGTATAATCATCGGTGATTTCATTTGTTGCAAATGTTGAACCCGGAAGACTAGCTTCAGTACAATTAAGACTAATGAGTTCAAAAGTCTCATCGTTGAAATTAATATCAATACCCGCTTTATTCTTATCGGAGATCCAGTTTCTAACTTGTGCTGGTGGCGGAAACCAACATTGAAAATTAGATGTCGTTGCCGGACGAAGAATCTTACTTTTTAATTGTGCTATTGTTGGTGGTTTGGGTTTATACAACGTTCCGCTAAATATAAAAAGAGTCTAAAGTATATTTAGTGGCTACTAATTGGGTACAGAACTTTTATCATCCAATAAATCCAGATAAGTATATTGGAGATCTTAATGAAATTGTCTTTCGTTCTTCTTGGGAAAGACATCTGTTTCAATTCTGCGATAATACAAGTAGTGTTCTAAAATGGTCTAGTGAACCGTTTGCTATTAAGTATTGGGACGAATCGTCAATGAAAACCCGCAGATACTTTCCAGATGTCTATATGGAAATTGTCAATAAAGATGGTCAAACTAAGAAATATCTTGCGGAAGTAAAACCCTATCGTCAAACTCAACCACCAAAAGAAGGAAGAAAGAAAACCAGAACTTATATCAATGAGTGTAAGACCTATCAGAAAAACACATCAAAATGGAAGTTTGCTGAAGAGTTTTGTGATAGAAATGGAATGGAATTTATTATTCTAACAGAAAGCGATTTAGGAATTAAGTAAGCTGATGTTCAAGAACATAATCTCTCGCTCAACTCAATGGATTCTTAAATGGATTGAAACGAATATCCAATTTGGTGGTCTTATTAGTAGAGCGAAAAGATTAGCATTAGAGAAAGAAGAAAAGAAACCTGTTTCTATTGTTCAATCAACTACCGATAAAGAAAGAAGAATTCGTGAAAGACAGCAGCTCTATAGCATAAAAGAGTTAGCGGATTCATTGCCACCAGGAAAGAGTCCTAATTTTTATTGGGATAAGCTAGTGGAGACATTACAAAATCTAGGAAGACAAGAAGAATCATTGGAACTGGGTAAATATTATACTTTTAAGTATTGGGCAAAAACAAAAGGTAAGTATTTTGATCTTTATCCTGTTTCTATTATTATAGATAAGAGCGCATTCAAGGTTTTAGGTGTGAATCTACATTGGAAGTATGCACCACAGTACATTGAGAGCATGTATAGAAATTACAATTATAGTGGTTTTCAGTCTCGTTTTTATGAAATAAAGGAGTGGGAGTTGGAAGATGTTTTAAGAATACAAACATTCTATCCAATTAAGCTCTAAATATAATAAAAACAATGCCCATCATTTCAACCGCCAGATTAGAGACATTGGGTGGTTCGTTAAACAGAAATGTAAAAAAATCAGGTAAAGGTGGAAACAAGTCCTACCTGATGTATCCCACTAACATGAAAAATGACGATGTGGTTGAAGGGCAAGATAGAATAGAATTTAGCATCAAAGAATATAAACTAAAAAGCGATAAATTAGAAGCGCCTAGAGTTGGTCCGGCAGAAAATTTGAACATTGATACTCCTTTTCCTCAAGTAAAAAATGCAATGAAGGAATCGGAATTTTATGTCAATAGTGCTCTAAAAATGGGAGGTAATAGTGTAGAAAGAGTATTTCTT